TATTGGTTTGATTTGGATCGTCGTCGCTGCCTGGAGCAGTTGCAACAATAGAAGGTAAAGTAAATTTACCGTCTGCGTCATTACATGTTATTACTTTGCCTGCGTGCGCCGCAACGGTCAAAGTTGTGTCAGCAGTTAGACTAACTACGTTAGCGTTTCCTGCCGAAATAAAGCCAGCCAATGATTGAACTGGTCCTGAAAAGGTTGATTTTGCCATAATTTCCTCCTGTGGAAAAAATAAGTCCTACCGTCTTGGCTTGTCTGCTAGGTCAGTCTGTAGGACAAGTTAATCCTAGTACAGTACATACTACTTGGAAAGATGTGAAAAAGAAAGGGAAAGTGTGCCGCGTTGAGTAAGAAACCCGCGGCGGGGTTCCATATTTAGCTTTATGCTCCGGGGCTGCCAAAGACTGCTCGGGGGTCAGACCACCCAAACGAATATCTTTCGCGTGCCTTGTATCGAACATTACCGGTATCGAAATCTGCTTCCATTGAAGTCTTGATTGGTGAACGGTTAAACATTTTGAAACCGTTTGGACAATCAGTCTTAATGAAGAAAGCATCTGTATCGGTAAGATAATGATTGACAGTATAGCCTTCAGGGATCATTCCCATGTTGCGTACTGCGTTGATATCATTATCAGAAGTTCCTACACGCCCAGGTGTTTCCATGAGTCTATCAGCAGTGAACTGTAGTTCTTTAGGAATAATTAGTTTTACTCCTTGTAGTGCTACTTTAAGTCCACGCTCATCTGTAAATGCTGCAATGTCAATCAGTGCTTGTTCCAACGAAGTTTCGTTTAGGTCAGCAGCAGTAGAAAGCTCGTTACGCAGGTTAGGTCCGCCCACAGTTGGGTGGTCTGTTGCGCAAAGCTCTTTACCGTCACCGCCAGGGTAACTAGAGTTGAATGCTCTGTTTAATACAGAAGCAGCTTTTACTTGCTTAGTGTTGCTCATACTTCTTGCAAGCGCACGAGTGTATCTTGCTGACAGTTTGTCATAAAGATTGTCCTCGATAGCTTCTTCAGTAATTGAAAACGCTAAAGCAATAGTTTCATGTGTATACCTAGAGGTAAAGGCTTCTTGTGCTGAATCGAATGCTACACCAGCTCCTTCAGATTTAACGGGTGCCGCATCGAAACCAGTAAGCATAACCTCTTCTTCAAAAGCACGATCACTAGATTCTACGTCATAAATTTCTTCATGCTCGTTATCGTATCTATCGTACTCTAGTCCAAAGAGAGCATTCAAGCCAGGTAGCAATTCTTTTACTAATTGCGCTCTACTTATAGCCATTATTTATACTCCTTAAGTTCCAGCCACAGGACCTCTGTAAGCGTGCTCATTGATTATTACAACCAAGTTTGCATTATCCGCTGTGAGGTCTCCGTTAGTATCATCTTGAACCACGCCAACAATCTTGAGCTGAAGCCCTTGAGTTGTGGCGATTGTGCTTGAGTCGAGCTCTCGAGTGCTTACGCCCGTAGTCGTGCTACCACCAATTCCGTCGGTATCAGCGTTTCTACCTATACAGGTAACAGCCGATGCGCCGTCTGCTTGTACAACAAACATTTGATTAGGGTCGTCATAGATATAACATTCTATGTCGCCACTTCCGAGTGCAGTTGTGCTTGCAGGGTAGTAATTCGAAAACGTAGGCTCTCCGCTGGAATTTACATAGTAACAATGTGAAAACACACCAACTATGTTAGCTGAACTAGCCGCTGCTCTTTCAATATATCCGCCATTGAAAATAACCAAGTCACCTTGAAAGATGCTTGTGCCATAACCAGATGGATTAATATTGTATTTATTAGCTTCTTGTACAGCCGAACCAACATTAAGACCTTTATACGGACGAAGCCCGAAGGCTTTATCTACGTTTGCCATTATTTAGTTCCTCTAAATAAGATGATTTTAAATTACCGACAAAAAATTAGTTGTCATCAACTGATCTTTTGCCGCCCAAAGTTACACGCGTTTGTCGGTTGGGTTTAGCCACCGACATGGATGGATGTGATCCGTCTCTAAAGTAATCGTTATCGACCGCTTCCATTTGACCTTCAGTTTTGTTGTCAAAGAAAGATTTTCGTTCTTGAACCGTTTCTATAGGGATTCGGGCTAATATCAATCCTCCTACCCCAATGCAACCTGCGTGCCGGCCATCTTCAATAGTTGGTGCTTCAAAGTCCGGATATTCGTCTGCTCTCACAGGTTCATATCCTTCACGCAATCTTGACGACATGTTTTTTGTGTCTGATTGCCCGCGGACCTCTGTTCTTATCCATCTATGCTTATAGCCTTCCGGTGCCGGGGGTGCATCCAATGCGGATGGTGGAGACCAAGGTTTTCTTCTCGCTTGTTTTTCACGAGTCTCGGTCCCGCGTGAAGCTCGAGTGTTTTCTTTAGTTTTAGTAGTAGCCATTTTTTACTCCTTCACGTGTCGTGCATACTCTTCTAGTGGCACACCTAATTTTTTAGCAATAGCAACCTGTGACGGTGTGAGTCTCACAGTGTTCTTGCCGCGCCCTCTTTTTGGACTGCGTGTAGCAGATGCCACCGTTTGGGCGGGACGGGTGTCTTCTTGTGGAACAGCGTCTCCAAATTTATGTGGAAACTCTGCTCTCATTCGTTTATCTATCTCATCATAATACTGATCTTCAGTTGCGTCAAACCCTTCTTCTTCGGTCAACTGTCTATGTATTACAAAACTGGTCATAGTCATAGCAGTGTCTTCACCAAACCAAGGGTTGTTTTCTGCCCACGCTTCTGCTTTTGGGTCAGGTGGAGCAGCTTGTTGTTGGTTTGTATTAGCTTGTTCTACGGCTTGGTCAAGCGTCATGTTAGGGTTCACAATTTCTTGTTTTCGAGCTTGCCTTTGTGTGTTCAAGTTTTTTAGTTGCTGTGCTTCAACTGCTAGCCTTGCAAGTTTTTGCTGTGCTTCAACTTGTTTTTCAACATCGTCCATTTCAGTGGCGGACTTTAAGTCTGCTTTTGCGGACGCTGTTTCGGTTGTAATTCTGTTTGCATACTCAACCATATAGTTTCCATCAAGTGCAACGTTTTTAGTTTTTAACTTTTCGTTCTCTTGTTTAACACTTTCTGCAAATTGAGTTGCTGCTTGTTCTCTGCGTTCCGCTTCTCGTAATTTAGCGGTGAGTTTATTAATTCGTGTCTTTACGTTTTTACTGTAATTTTCAAGTTCTTCTTCTTTATGTTCCTGTACCTCTTTAACATTAAGTTCAGGAACCTCTTCTTTTTCGTTTTCTAAAACTTCGGATATTTGAGCGCCTTCTTGTGGTAGTTCGACGTCAACGGCAGGACCGGAAACATCCAGGTCCACCATTTTTTCTTCGTCTGTCTTTGTCAGTTCTTGTGCTGGCATGATTTACTCCTCATGTTAATAATTGTGCAGAATTGCTTCTGGGTCTTCTACTTTAGCGATGATCTCATCATCGTTAAGAATTTTTACTTCGCCGCCTTCTATGTCAAAACGAGAGCCTGCGTATCTTCCAAACAACACCCAATCTCCTTCTTCGCACCAAGGTCCGGTTGGAAACTTATCTCCGTCTTGGTAAGCAAGCGGTCCTGTCTTTAATACATAACCAAGGACCGTGGACAGTTGTTGTCTGTCTATTGTTTGTTCTGTGAGGTAAATGCCGCCTTCGGTTCGAGTTTTTCCACGATAAGGAAGAATAAGTATTCTCCAACCTGTTGGGCTAGGTAACTGGCTTAATAAATCAGAAGAAAGTTTTTCCGGATTAAGTTTTTCTTCGTCCGATTTTTTCTTTCCAATTTTTTCGTAAGCTTTTTCTAAAGGCGCTTTACTTGCCTCTTCTTGCGCCCACTTCTCTTCAAGGGCGGTGGTGGCGTCACTCACAGTTTAATCTCCTGATTTATCTAGTAACGTATCTATCTCAGATATAACATAAGCCAAAGCTTCTGTTTGTCCTGTTAAATTGCGATAATGCTCCCAGTCTTTTACTTCGCCGTTAAGCATCATCGTTTGTACTCTTTCTTGCTTTTCTCGTACTATTTTCAATAGTTTATAAGCAAAATCTACGCTGTCAATAATTATTCTCCTTTAACCGCCAGGGGGACGTTTAAAATTAGGTACTGGGTCTATGGTCCCATACAGAGGATGATTAGGGTCTGTAAAAGGATCTCCAAACCTATTATCGTTAAAGTTTTTGTTTGGTGGTTGAGAATAAACAGAACTTATTCCCGTAGGGTATAGTTGCGCCGAAGACGTTGTTGGTATATTAAAATTATAATCTGCCGTGTTTCCAAGATTCAAAC